TGCCATATACCGTTGGATCCTTGTACAGAAACAAATGCCATTACAGTGCTTCTCTCGCAAATCCTAGAATTTCTTTAAAACCGGCTTCATCTGTCATAGCAACGCCTTGCATCTTTCTACGGTTAGTAGCAGATAGATCCTTAAACATTTGTGTTAGTAGATCTGCATCTTGCTTACTTACCATCACTTGCTTTCCATTCTTTAGACGAAGTGGACCTCTTTTAAATTTCATTTCGTCTAGTTGTTCTACCGATTCATTTTGCTTTTTTTTTCTGAGCATCGCAAGATCTTGTCCATCGATTTTACCATTTTTGTTATGGTCAATCTTCTTTTGCTTTGCTGAAAGCTCTTCTTCTCTTGTTTTGATCTTATCGTTACCGCGATCATCTGTTTGATTGCTCTTGGTGGTTCTCATAACTGTACGAGTTTTACCATCAGGGCCGGTAACGTTAACGGGCTTTTTTACAGCTGATCCCGTAGTCTCATTTACACCTTCGTCTTTCTTGTCCCAAGGTGCTTTTGGAAGTGTTACTTTCTTTTTGTTTTTGTCGTCAGCAGCATCATAGCGTGCACGATCGTCAGCATTAGATTCAGTAGCATTTTGCTTGGCTTTACCAGTAAGTTTAGCTACTGCAAGTTCTGTGCCTCTGTGACGATTTAGAAAGGTTTTAATTCCTTTCTTACGATCTTTTTCGTATCCTTTTCTGACGTCTGCAGATGCGCCAGCCTGATTCGCGCTTGAACGACCAATTTTGTCGCCCGCATCAGCAGCGGAAGCTGGAACCTTTTTTAAGTAACGACCAGCCAATGCCTTTGAAATCTCATCCAAAGTTTCTTCAACTGATTCAGCAACTGACGCTAAACGATCTTCTGCATCGTCGTATGCTTTATCGTAATCAGCAATAGCTGCATCTGGTGTATTATCTGCAGGTCTTGCTTGCTTTGTTACGCCCGGAATCTCACCAGTAAAAACATGGTCAGGTGCAACCGGATGTGGTGTTACTTCAATTGTATGCTGATCCTTGAACCTTTTTTCTTCTTCTGGTTCAGGCTGTGCTACTTCAGCAACGAATTTTTTAAACGACTTCATTTTAGTCTCCTGAAATTTATTTTAATTTGATTATATTTATCCATTTATTGCTCTTGACCATCGTCTACATCTGCGTCTGGTTCTTCTTTTGCCTCTGCTTCCATTTCATCAAGCATTTCGTTAATATCATCTTCAGACATACGAAGAACGTTTTTACGAACCCAGTTTCTTGAGTAATACGTGCCAATGTGATCTTCAACTTCGCGAAGAGTTGTAAGTCTTTCACGATTGATTTCTGCTTCTTTTAATTCTTCAAAATAGTTATCTTGAATGAAATCGAATCGAATAAGATTTTTAATTTCAGCAAACTCTTCAGGAGTCATAATTCCTTTTAGTATGAGTTGCTTCTCCATCAACTGAGTAAAGATCGCAGCAAAGCGAGCTCTTTGTCTCTTAATAAACTTACCAAACTTCATTTCGTCACGAGTAATTTCTGAAACACGACCAAAAGAGTACATTGTTTCAGGCTCTAAACGTGATAGAGGAACTTTAAGCGCTTTAAATAGTTTACGCTGGAAGTACTGTAGGTTCTCATCATTTGATAAACCTTGAGCACTACCACCTGCTAAAGTATCAACCTCTGTTGTTCTTTCTCCGCCGCGGCGTGGGAACCAAAAGTCTTCAGTCATCGTCATCATTTTACGAGCATCGTTAATCTCGCCAGTAGATGAGTTATACTGAAGCTTGTTCTTATGGCGAGTCATCATATCTCGTAGATATTGCTCAGCCTTCGACTTAGGTAGGTTTCCAACATCAATATAGAAAATTCGTCTTTCAGGAGCTCTTGTAAGAGTATAAATGATTGTAGCATCTTCGAGCATCCTTAACTGATTTAAAGGTTTGATTGCACCATGCAGATACGACAAAACAAGAGCGTTGTTATCGCTCATTTGTCCTGATGTAATGCGGGCAATTGAATCTTTTGAAATCTTATATCCCTGTGTTCCAGACTGAGCACCTGATTTATTGCTTGATCCAAAACCGTTTTCAGAGTACATATAGTACTCATTTTTTACTTTTTTAACTGGGATACCTGAGTGTGGATCTTTGTCTTTCTTATCTACTTCACGGATAAGCTTAAGTTTACGTGGATCCACATAACGTAATTCTTGAATGCCTTCAGAAATCTTTTCGTTATCAATAATTACGTGATAGTTTAGTCTGCCATCTACATAAAACTTGCTGTAGATGTCGTAACCTTGGTTAGTAAAATCGAGAAGAGTAAGAATATTTTCAAACTCCTCTGTCATTTTATTTTTTACTTTATTTGGAAGGTCTGTGTCGTCAAGAACAATCTCAACGACTTTGTCATTAATATCAACATTGATCGACTCATTCACAACTTCATCTACAGCCTGAGAGATTTCAGGTTGCAGAGCCATATTACGATATTTGGTTACAAGCTCGGATTCAGTCTTAGCAGCACCTTCCATATCAAGGATAGTACTATAGAATCCACCCATCGCGTTACCGACGGTGATTGCGCCATCATCGTTTAATGGTTCGGCGAAAGAGAGTGGGACGTTGCCCTCCTCTTCTTCCGCTCGTTTTATTTCAAATCCAAAAATTTTAGCCACGGATCAATTCTCCATTATATAATAATTATGTAGTTGGTACGCCAGTGTTTCCTTCAACTCTCCATAGATCATATTGGAATGTAACACTAAACTCTTCGATTGAATCAGTTTGTGACCAATCCATTTGGATGCCGTCTACTGAAATTGGGAACATACCTTCGAAAACGTATGTACGCAATGGCGAACCGTCTTTACTGTACTGAGTAATCTGTCCAGTAGATTTGTACTGTTGTGGTAACCCTCTTGAGTTTGAATCATGAGAGTTGATGAAGTTCATCCATTCTTCCATAGCGTTACGAATGGCGAAGTCTTCGTCGTTGATGATCGTTACCGTCCAGTCTGCAAATGTTCTATCACCAGCATATTTAACCTGGCGGCCGAAGTACGGTACTGTGTACTGTCCGACGACCGATTCAGGAATCCCACCAGCTCTGACCATGAAAGGTACTTTGATATCAGCAGCTGAGTTAATCGGGTTAGTGATTTGACATTGNNAAGAGCGTAGGACGTGCACCGCCACCCACGAGTTCTGATTTGAACTGGTTGATGTTAAATGCCATGTGTCTTTCTCCTTTTTAAACTATTTATTAAGCGATCTGACCAACGATCTCATCAAATTCTACACCTGTTCTAGTCGCGATAAACGAAAGCTCGATTACATTGATAGAACGTGCTGGTTTGATAAAGATGCTCGCACGGAATTTATTTTGATCGATTATTTCAGGAGTATTCACTGTAGAATCAGAAACCACTCTAAAGTCAATAATACCACGACGACCTTGAATATCTCGTAGGAATGGATCAACGATGTTTCTAAACTGAGTTTGTGTAAACTCATCGTTGAACTCGAACAAGAAACCTTCAGCTGCTGTAGCAATTGCTTTTTCAACTGAGATAAACAATCTACGTACGTTAATACGATCGAATGCGCTGTTCGCACCGAGACCTGTTTTGTCGCCAAATAGTACGATTCCTCGTCCTGTTTGTGCCATCACTGGGTTGATGTCTGCGCTATATAGCTGATCTCTTTGTGGTTTGCTTGGGTTGAATGCAAGCTTGACAACATTTTTGATGATGCCTTTTCTGTAGCCTGCTGGTGATTCCCAAGATTCAACTCTTGCTGATAGACCTGCCATGTCACCGTTTAGTGGTGTATAGCGATAAACGTCGTTGTACTTGTCGTAACGATACTTGTAACCACTATCAATGAATGAGTAAGATGAATTCTGAACTTTATTACGCCATGCAATAGCATTTTCGAGCTTTTGCTCTGTCTTAAGTTCATCTACAACTGCTTCTTTAGATGGTGATAGGTAAGCAACGCAATCTCTTCTATAATCTGCTAGGTTAGCAAGAATGTAGTTAGATCTTGTAGCTTGATCGTCTGCTTTACCACCGAGAATCATTGAAACATCAATCTCGTTTGAGTTTTTCAATTCATCCCATGCAAAGCCTAGCGCCCCTAAGGTCGCTGTTGACTCTGTTGTTGCATCCGTGCCGCCTTGGAAGCGTTCGTATTTAACCTGTGAACCAGTGGCCGTGCCAACTGGCATAGTGTTTGCAACTTTAACCCAAGATGAACCGTTTTCAATTACTGTTTCATAGTAATTTGCTCTGCCTTGTGGTAGTACAGCGCCTGCAGTAGTCGATAGGTTTTCAAATACTTCAAGGATTGTATTCTCTGCGCCGGTGATCTCGCCACCTGCATCAATAACTGCTACGTGAATGTGGTTTGCAGATGGTGCTCCTGTGAACAATCCATTGTGCTGCCACTTCTTAGTCATAGACAAGTTATCTAGAGCTTTTTCTGCTAGAGTATAACGTGAAGTAAATGTAATATCGTACTGATAAGCAACTGTTGCTGTAACTGCTGTGTTGCCTGAACCATATGTTAGTTCAAGATCTGTTGATGTAAACGAAGCAACTTCAAGTTCTTGATAACCTACGCTTACATTACCGATTCTGATAATGTCACCAGGTACTAGAGCTGTTAGCTGAGCAGTGTTTGCTGTTTCGAAACTTACAGATGTTGAGTTAAATGCAAATTCTTGAGCTGTTGGAGCAGTGTTTGCGTCTCCGTCAATAGCTGCTAGTACGCTATCTTGTGAGATGTCACCTGCTGTGATCCAGTTTTCGCTGAAACCGTCAGCTGAAACCCACGCTACCTCTAAAGAGTTACCAATAGCGCCAGGATACTTAGCTTCGAATGCTGCATAAGTTGTCGCAGACATATCGATGTCATTATTACCATCGAGGATAATGTCTGTGTTTGTTGCTGTTACTGAGCCATCATCTGCTCGTACAACGTACAATGCGTTAGAATACGACAGAAAATCTGCTGCAGTAAAAAATGTTTCGTAGTTATTGTCGTTTGGTTTGCCGAATCGATCAACTAGTTCATTTTCGGACGTAATTAGAACAGGGTCATTCGTTGGCCCCCATCTAAAAACACCGGCCATCGCTGCTGGTGGTGTTGCAACGCCTGGAACTGCCTGACTCGCATCCACTTCACGAACAATGACGGAAGGACTTACGGAAAAAGCCATGTTTTTCTCCTTTATTTA